GCAATTTCTCGCGCTCGCGTACGAGCATGCGCGCGAATGCGAGCGCGTCTTCAATCCTAGTGCAAGTCTTTACGCGCTTGTCGTTGTAAGTGAAGTCGTAATACCAGACGTTGAATTGCTTGAAATCGGTCATCTGAAACACTCCTTAATTGTTCTGGAAGATCTTATAGAACAAACGCGCCTCGGGGTCGTCGGTCTGCCAGTCTTGCCAGAACGTGACACCTTCGTCCATTGCGAGCATCAGTTCAGTCGGGTTTAAGATGGCATAGTCGCTGAAGGCCTCGGGGAGCCAAAGGTTTCCCTCTTCCCTATAGGCTGTAAAGTCTCCGAACGCGGTATCTGTGTAACGGTAAAGGTCGCACACGTGACCATTGAGTGTAAAGTTTCCCATCCATTCGCGATCACCTACGATATATGAGAGTACATTGCAGTCGCGGTCACGCGCGCGCATCGCGAATTTCTTGAATGTCTTGAACTGGTCTAGGGGGTCGAAGATTTTTATCCTGCATCCGGTACACGCGTCGTTTTCAAACTCGAACGCATTCCACTGATACACGTCGCGCAAGACACCGCTTCTATTAACCTCGATTGTGTCATTCGAGTATTCGCGCGCGAGCTTGAGCGACTTTTTGCGGTCGTTACCCTCGTACCAACAATCCGAGTCTTTGTGCGTGTCCTCGATATTGCGTTTTCCGTCAAACAGCAATTCGCGACTCGTGACTGTATACAACACGGTAGACATAACAAACCCCTTTCTGTCTCCCTGCCTTACAGTTATATAATAACACTAACTGTTACAAAAAACAACTTGCAATTATAACAACAGCCGTTAAAATAATAACCAAGTTCCAACTAGACGAGGGAAAGGATCGTTATGAACAAGCCCGAAATCGAGAGCCTGTGGAGGGCACTGTGCGCGACCACGTGCAAGCCCGGCACACACGCACCTTACGATAGCGTGTGCGTGCATAATCGCGTGGTGTACGCGACGAACAGTTATGTCCTGCACCGCGTCGAGGGTCTTTTTCAATCCGGTATGATCTTTCGCGCCCTCCACGGCAGAGAGCTCGCGTATATCGACCGCACCGACGTCCTGGACGGCCTGCTCGAATATCGTCCGGACAATCGTGAGTTCGCGAACCTTATTCCCGGCTACGACCCCGCAAAGCTCACGCTCGCGCTGCGCCCGCACCGAGCGCTAGGCTCGACGGTTAAGTTCTACAGCGGAGCACGTCGCGAGTACGCGCCCCTGGTCATCGTGAGCAAGACGAACACCCCTAAGGAACCGGTCATCATTACAACTGTCGTCCAGGGCGAGCGCATACGAAGGGGCGAAGTATAAAGCTAATTCGTTTTTTTAGCTACAATACCGTTAGGCTTACGGGACTCGGCAAAGGGCCGGGTCCCTTTTTTTCTGCCGGAAAGGAGGCAATGAAAATGGACGTCAACACAGTTACGGATCTGGTGAGCAACGTGGCATTTCCTATTGCGGCTTTCGTGATGATGTACTACAGCAACACGAAGACCATCGAGGAGCTTCGCAAAACTATCGAGGAGAATAGCCTGATTATGGCGAAGCTCTCCGAGAAGCTCGACAATCTAAACGACAAGAAGGAGGTCTAGCATGAAAGACCGCATCAAGCGGGGAGGCGCCGCGCTCGCCGCGCTTCTCCTCGCTCTCATGGTGTGCGCGACACCGGCGCTCGCGTGGGAGGAGACCGACCACATCATCGCGAGCGGTCATGGCACCTTCGCGCCGCAGTACCTCGTGGTGCATTCCACGGGCAACGCGGGCGCGACCGCGTGGAACCATGTGCAGTACTGGGACCGCATCGGCAACGACGCGTACATGTCGCAGTGGGTCTGCGACTGGACGGGCGACGGCACCGTTTACCAGGTGGCACCGGGCAACGCCGTAACCTGGCACGTCGGCAACGGCAACTGGTACTCGGTCGGTCTGGAGATCTGCGAGGGCACCACGCGCGAGCAGGCCGATAAATCAATTGACACCGCTGCGCAATGGTGCGCCTACTATCTCAAGGAGCAGGGCTGGGGCATCGACCGCATGGTCTCGCACAACGAGGCGCGAATCAAATGGGGCGGTACTGACCACGTGGACCCCGATCCCTATTTTCAGCGCTGGGGCTATAGCTGGAGCTGGTTTAAATCTAAGGTGGCGAGCTATATGAACGGCACGACCGTATCGGCACCGTCCGCACCGGTACCGTCCGCGCCGACCGCTGGCGCATCCGGCAGCGTCGCAGATCTTGCCGCGCGAGTGATGCGCGGTGATTTCGGCAGCGGGGCCCAGCGCCGCTCCGCGCTCGGTAACCGTTATAACGAGGTCCAGGCGTACGTAAACCGCGTGTATTACGGAATTTTATTAGAATAACCGTTGACACAGAAAACACCTTCTTCCTATAATGTCCATGACAGCAACGGGAAGGGGGTGCTTTTCATGACAAACGCAAAGAAGGAGCGCGGTCGAATCGGACGCCGAATCCAGATTTGCCATTGCATTGGCAAGACAGTAGCCAAGGGCAAGCTGATTGATTTCGAGTACGACCTCTATGGCGACTATTCGGACCCGGTGAAGGCGACGAACACGCTCCGCCAACGATTAGGAGATTCATTCATCTCGATCACAAGAGTCGAGGCCGAATCGGACTATTATTCAATCCCTACAAGACTTTTTCTTAAAGTCGCCATGAATTACGCAATCGGAAAGGAACCTCATTATGATTAGCGAAGACACTCAGCTCGCACCTATGGATAACTGCATTGATCTCTACACCCCATCAAAATATTCCAGCATCAAGCCTACCGACGCCGCTACCAAGAAGCTCGTCGTGAACGCGATGAACAACGCCGAATCCCTGGCCGATCATGAGGGCGAGGTCCTCAACGTCATCGGCGTGTTTACCAAGCCGGGTATTCGCCGCGCGCGTGATAAGAACGCTGTAGATATGCCCTGCACTAATACTACGCTCGTGTGCGAGGACGGTACCGCCTATTTCTCCCAGTCCGAGGGCGTCCGCAACGCAGCCGATAATTTCATGGCTGCGGGCCTCTTCGACGATGGCGAGATCGTCCCGATGAAACTCATTTCGAGCGTGCTCCCCAACAAAAACACCCGTAAGACGCTCGTGCTCGTCTAGTCAAGACTTAACCCTCAGCTCCCGTTGCTTTAACATCAGGCGGTGCGGTCCAGGCCGCACCGCTTTATTTTTTGGAGGTCGAGCCCTATGGCACGTGCGAAAAGGACATCGGACGAGGTATACAACGCGCGACGCCGCGCCAAGCGACTGCTGGCGCGCCTGGAGCGCGAGGACGTGAGCGGCATGAGCACGTTGCAGAAACGCGCGCGCGCCGACTATATCGCGAGCGTGCGCGAGCAGATCTCGCAATCGTACCAGGGGACGAGACAGGTGCATCAGGCGGCCGAGGCGCAGACGCGAACCAAGAAGGCCGCAGAGCGCCTCGACCGCATGACGGTCGCGCCGCGCAAGGCGAGGTCGCGCGCCGCGAGGTCGAACCTCATATTCCAGCGGCAGATCAACCTTGCGCGCTCGGGCGCCCCGAGCACGCTCGGCGACAGCGGTAAGGAGGCCGTGTCGGTCTTCTACGCCGCGACGCGCCGGTTCTGGCGCGGGAAGGACCCCAAGGAGCGCAACAGGCTGATCATGGAGGGGCTGGGCGTGACGTCGCTATCCGAGGCCTACGACCGCGTTATCGGGGCCAACAGGAAGGCGCTCGACAGCCTGGTATCGTCGGGGGCGCAGACGTCGCTCGTCGAGGGGCTGACCTCCGAGAACGAGGCCTTCTATAGCGAGGTGGATTTCGACGCGGAGCTGACCGGCTCGGCGGTATGGGCCTCAAAGATCGTAATGTTCGGGTAGGAAAAAGGTGCGGGGATGGGATTCAAGTCGAAGAGGCCGGAGTTTCGGGTGGCGGCGAGCTACGATACCGAGACGTGCAACATATGCACCGACCGCGCCGGGAACACGTGGCGCGCCTATCCCGTGCTGTTTATCGTCAACGATTTGCGCGGGTGCGACCTGCGCGCCTATGAGCCGGGCGCGGGCCATATCGACTTCTATCGCCACGAGGACGAGATGCAATCCTGTATCGACGAGTATATCGCCTGGGGCGAGCGTGAGCATTTCATCCCGATCATCTGCGCGTACAACCTCATGTTCGACCTCCAACCCCTCATGCACGACCTCAACGAGCGCTGGGATATGGAGGTATCCGCCCAGAGCGCGACGAGCGCCTATACCGTGGACATCGTGCGCGACGGCGAGGTCAAGCTCCGTTTCTGGGACACCTTCTATCTTGAGATGCGCGGACTCGCGAAGATGGGCGAGGCCGCTGGACTCCCCAAGGCCGAGGGCGACTGGGACTACTCCAAGATCCGTACGCCCGAGACGCCTTTAACGCAAGAGGAGCTTTTCTACGCAGGCCGCGATACCGAGGTCATCCCCGCGTACCTGCGCTACCTTCTCGAGTCCAACGAGTGGCTTCGACCTGAATGGCTCGGCGTGCGCGTGCTGACCAAGACGTCGCTCGTGCGCCAGGCGGGGAAGATGGAGACGGGACGCCTTCGCATCCCCAGGGCCAAGGGTAGGCCTATCTCGGTGCAGGCCGCTTTCGAGCGCATGTGCGCCGAGGAGCTCGCTCCGACTTACGCGCAGTACGCATTGCGCAAGGCCTGTTTCCGAGGCGGTTTCACGCTCACGAGTGCGCGCTATTCCGGCATCGTGCAATCGAACGTCTATTCGATTGACGAGACGTCCGCACACCACGCATACATCAACGGGCATATGTGCCCGGTGCATTTTCGCGGCCTGCTGCCGCCCGTCCTGCAGTCCATGGCCGAGAACGTGTGCGCGATCGGGCTAGATGCGGCGATGCGCCACTGGGAGGAGCCGTTCGGGTGCGCCTTCCACGCCCAGATCCGATTTACGAACATGCGTTTGCGTGAGGGGAGCGCTTTCGAGTGCTGGGACATCGCGCTACTGTCCGAGGCGAAATTCAAGGCAAAGGGCCAGCTGGGCGATTGGGGCGGGCAGGCCGACCGCGACGGCGTGACCGCAGTGCGCAGCGCCGGATACGTCGATACCGCATACAACGGGCGCTTCGCATTCGGAAAGCTGGTATCGGCAGACTCCGCAATCGTCAACGTGTCCGAGCTGGAGCTGTGGTGCATGAGCCGGGTATATGCCTGGGATTCGATGGAGGTAATTTTGGGGGAGGGTACCATGTCGTTCGTCAAGCCGCCCGACTATGTGACACTGCTCTCTAATCTTTTCTATGCGCGCAAGGCCGCGTGCAAGGAGATCCTGAAGACCTACGCCACCGGCACGCCGTACGCGCCGGACATCCCCGAGACGATTCCCGAGGGCATCGCCGTGCGCATCCGCTCGGGTGAGATGGAGCGCGTCGACCTCGAGGCGTACTACAACTCGACCGTCAAGGGCATGTTCAACTCGATTTACGGCATGGAGGCGCAGGACGTCTTCAAGCCGGGATACAAGGTCGAGGGCGGCGAGATCTCGGTCGACCGTTCGACCGTCGTGTCGCGCGAGACCTACGAGGAGCATTACGAGGACGCGAAGAACAAGCTCGTGCTCTACCCCTACGGCCTGCGCATCGTGGGCGGGTCGCGCATGGCGATCGTCGCGGCGATCGAGCTCATATACCGCGCGCTCGGCGAGCGCGTGCGCGTGCTGGGCGGCGACACCGACTCGCTCAAGATCTCGTGCGATGCGGACGTCACCGCGGCCGACCTCATGGGCGCGCTCGCACCGTTCCACGAGGCCGTCACGGCCTCGATTGACTCTTGCATGGGCCGCATCCGCGCGAACTTCCCCGGCTACGCCTCGACGCTCGCGGGCGTCGGGACGTTCGAGGTCGAGGGCGAGGCGTATCCGCTGCACATGGACGCCTGGAACAAGGCGCGCGTCAGCTGGGACGGCGAGCACGCGCATATCACGTGCGCGGGCCTGTCGCGCCCTACGGGTATGTACCATATCGAGAACTGGATCGACGACATGAGCGCCGGGCACGGTTTCGCCGAGGTCGCGCCGCGCGTGCTGGGATGGGGCGTGCGCGTGTCGCAGGCCGTGTGCCATGCGCTCGAGCACTACCGGCCCGCATCCGCCGACGTGCTGGACATGGACGTGACCGACTATCTCGGCGCGACCGCGCACGTGAGCGCGCACGAGTCGATAGCGCTCTACGCATCGGACCGCGTGCTCGGCGATTCGGAGAAGGGCGGAAACGCCCGCACCGTCGCATATATGCGCGAGCGGTACGGGTGCGTCGTGGACACGACCGAGCGCGTCATCGACTATGACGGCGAGCGCGCGAGCTACACTTATCTGGACGATGAAGGGAACGAGGTCGAATGGTAAACCTGAACGACGGCATTCACTACAACTGGGAGAAGACCCTAAGCTATAACGCGGATATAACCATGGTCGTCGGCGCGCCGAACAAGGGCAAGACGTACGGTCTTCGCGCCTACGCGCTCAACGCCGCGATCAAGCGCGACGAGCGTTTCGTCGAGGTCTGCCGCACGCTCGACGAGCGCGACGCCGTGAAGAAGGGATACTTCGACAAGCTGGTTGCGACCGACGAGGAGTTCGCGAGATACGAATATAAGTGCGAGAACAACGAGTTCAAATACCGACCCTCCGACGCCGAGAAGGGCACGCCGTGGAAGGTCTGCGGATACGTCGTCGGATATGCCGAGATGCAGGGTACTAAGAAGAGGACGTTCACCAACGTCAAGAACATCATCTTCGACGAGGCGGTCATCGAGAACATCGACGCCACGCACACCTATAAGCGCAACGAGTGGAACATGCTGGCTCGAATCATCGACTCGTGCGTGCGCGAGGACCCCTACGACGGGCATCGGATCAAGCCGCACGTCTTCCTGCTCGGTAACGCCGTCGACCTGCTTAACCCCTATTTCGCCGCGATCGGTGTCAAGGGTGTTCCGCGATTCGGGTACACCTGGTATCTCGACAAGATGGTACTGCTCCATTACGTCGAGCCGGACGAGCACGACCGTTACCGCATGGACAACACGCTAGCGGGCCGCATGGGACAGGTAACCGGATACACGAAAGCCACCTACGCCAACGACTTCGCCGAGGACAACAGATATATCTCCAAGAAGCCCGCCCGCGCCAAGTACGTCATGGGGTGCGTGCACATGGGCGACGAGTACGGCATCTGGATTGACGTGAGCGAGGGGTACTACTACGTCACCGGGAAGATTCCCAAGAACGCCGAACCGGTCTTCGCGCTCACGAGGCGCGACAACACGCCGAACCGCATAGCCGCGCAGCGCGCCGTCAAGACCCTTCGCGTCATCGTCCAGATGTATTACGAGGGCAGTGTGCTATTCGATTCGGTGAAGGTGCGCGAGGGTTTTTTGGACGCGATGTCGCTCTATGGCGTAAAATGACCGCGACGCCCGCGACGACTCGCGCGGCAGGCGGCGAGTAGGGACGATTCGGGACAGCTATATCGTTCGGTCGATACCCGAACCCCGCACGCTCGGCGGCGTGTTTCAGCCGCACGCGCCAAAGTTTCGCAAAGGCGTTATATAATGGGCGCGATGCGCAGGCGAGAGCCTGTTCGCATCGCGCCCTTATTTGTAGCTATAGAAAGGAGCTGACATGGACGAGGACGAGAAGCCCGAGACCGAGGCCGACGACCCGACCCCGAACGAGCAGGCGATCGAGGACGAGACCGACACGTCCGGCGAGGAGGCGCACCGCATCGGCGAGTTCGACGACCTGCGTGACCGCCTGGAGCGCATCGAGGACATGCTCGGCAACATCACCTCGACACTCGAGGCGATGCGCACGACCGCTGCCGCGATCGACATCGACAACGGTGCCGACGTGGTGGATGTCGACGGCGACGGCGACGCCGATGTCGTGACCGACGACGAGGCCGACATCATTCCCGACTACGACGATATGGATCTTGACCTGTAAGGAGGTTAATAGATGGCAACTAACAACACCACGATCGCGGGCCGCGTGTACCTGTCCGCGACCAACGATTTCCAGCAGCGCGTGCCCGACCCGACCATCGCGGGCATCGACGCGACGAGCAAGTTCCTATTCAAGCCCAACAACGGTCGCTATCTGAACGAGTTCATCGACGCGTACATCAACCGCGTCGGCGACCAGATCATCCACAACAAGGAATGGGAGAACCCCCTGCGCGTCTTCAAGGGCGCTACCATGCGTTACGGTTCGTCCATCCAGGAGTCCGCGCTCAAATGGATCAAGGCGCACACGTACAACATCGAGGATTCGGCGCTCGAGAAGATCAGTCGCCCCGAGGCGGCCGTGTGGTACCACACCGTAAACCGCGAGGACCGTTACGACATCACGCTCGAATACCCCGACCTGCGCCAGGCATTCCTCGACGAGTTCGGACTCAACCGCCTCATTGACGCCGTACTCACCGTGCCGCGCAACTCCGACAACTACGACGAGTACCTGTGCATGATGTCGCAGATGTCCTATTATGAACAGAACTGGGGTTTCTTCAAGCATCACGTGAGCGCCGAGCCGACCGACGAGGCCACCGGTAAGGAGTTCCTCAAGGCCGTGCGCGCCTACGCTAGCAAGCTCAAGTTCCCGACCTCCCTCTACTCCCCGGTGTCGGCAGAGTACGGCATCCCGGTTTTCGCGAATCCCGAGGAGCTCGTGCTGTTCGTCACCGCAGACGCCATGGCGTCGGTCGATGTCGACACGCTCGCGGGAATCTTCAACCTCGACAAGGCGGAGATCAAGTACCGCACCGTCGTCGTGCCCGACATCCCCGTGCCCAACGCATTCGCGCTACTCACAACCGACGCATTTTTCGTGTGCGAGGATTTCCTGTACGCAAACGAGAGCTTCTACAACCCCTCGACGTACTCCACTAACTACTACCTCCATCATTGGGAGGTCGTGTCGTGCTCCCCGTTCGTGCCCGCTATCCTGTTCACCACGGACGCCGCGACCGACATCCCCACGCTGACCCAGACCGTGACCGACGTCGAGATCGTCGCAGCCTCCCAGCAGCTCAAGCCGGGCGAGACCACGCAGATGACCGTGAAGCTCGTCGGCACCATCACGGCAAACGACCTCGGTATCGACGTCGAGCCGAACGCCGTCACCTGGAGCGTGAGTGCCGAGACCGCTGCGGCCGACGGCGAGCCGATCGCGCTCAACACCGCGACGCGCGTCGACCGTCTGGGCGTGCTGCACGTCCAGAAATCCGACCTCGAGGCCGGTAACGTCCTCCACGTCACCGGTACGACCTCGTACGTCAACCCCTCCGGCTCCACGACGCTCCATACCAAGACCGTGGACATCACGATCGCCTAGCCTATAATCTATAGTGCAAGGTGCCGCGCCTCGCTCATGCGTGAGCGGGGCGCGTTTTATTAAGGAGGGCATATGAGCGATTTCCCGAACCTCGATAACGTGAACGTGTACAAATACGACAACGCGCTCGACTATTCCCGATTCAAGCCGACCGCGCGGCTCAAGATGTGCAACGTCCCGTGGTGCGGCGACTACGATAACGTCGTCAAGTTCGACGACGACGCCGCGCGCGACGCATGGTTCGACGCGCTCGAGGGCGAGACCGTCAACCTCGACACGATGTTCAACGTCAAGCCCGACGGCGCGTCCAAGGTGCCGGTGCCGGTGACCTCCGCGCAGGGATACAACTACCTCGTCGTGGACCTGCCGCGCATGACGAGCGATGCGCAGCCGCTCGCGTACGCCGCAGGCGATCGCAAGCGCCGCTATCACTATTTCATCCAGGACGCGCAGCAGCTCTCCCCAAATTCGACGCGCCTGATCCTCACGCTCGACGTATGGACGACGTATATCAACGAGATGCGATTCGACTACGTGTTGCTGGAGCGCGGACACGCGCCGGTTGCCGCGTCGAGCGTGGCCGACTACCTCGCGAACCCCCGAGACAACAGCGCGTACCTGCTCTCCGATGATGTCAACACCGGGGGCGAGCCGTATGTCGAGACCGCGCGCGCGTACAAGAACTACAGCGCCGAGACGCAGCGCGCGTGCATCGCGACCTATGCGGATCTCCAGGGCGATTTCGGTACCGCTGCCGCCCCGAAGGTGCCCGCGATTTCAGAGCCGGACGTATCCGGCGTGCTCGCGCCGCGCGTGTACTCCGTAGCCGTAGGCGACCTCCAGCCGTTCCTGCGCAAGATCGAGTCCAACGCGCCCTGGATGAAATCGACCGTGCTCGGCGTGTTCTTCGCACCGTCCGACCTGCTCACGCAGTCCGCGCCGTTCACGCTTTGGGACATTTCAATTACCGTGCTCGATGCCGTCCAGAAAATCGAGACGTTCATGCAGCCCGGCGTGGCCGATTTCGGGTACCCCGCGCAGGCCGCAGGTTTCGCCAAGCTCTACACGTACCCTTATGCCGCGATCCGTATCGGGGACGAGCGCGGGCAGACCTCGACGGTTAGAATCGAGGATCTCGGCGCGAACGGTATCCAGCTCGCGAGCGCCGTGAACCTCGTCATGCCGTACATCTCAATCGACGCGCGCCTGCTCGGTATCGCGGGTGCGACCGATTCACTCACGTTCCAGACAATCGAGGGGCGTACGTACAGCTACGGCGGGGCGTGGGGCGAATACCTCAAGAGCTGGAACCTTCCCGTGATGCAAGTCACCCAGAGCGCCGCGAGCCGCGCGGCCTACACGACCGTATACAGCCGCGCGCACGCTAAGCTCGCTGCCGACAACGCGCTCGCGTCGTCGCTCGCGTCCAACGCGACCGCCTACACGAACGTCGGCAACTCGGCGAAGAACGTGACCGATAACAACACCGTCAACACCGAGGCGAACACCGCAGTCACGGCGAACGCAAACGACTGGGCTCTAACTGGATCGGCAGCCTCTAACCAAAAGCTCAAGAGTGATTGCGATGCGGATAATGAAACCTCTACCGAAATGACAGGGGTGCAAAACGAAGTCATCTCGATCACGACTGCAAACAACAACGCGTCCGCAATTGCGAACACGTTGGGATCGGTCGTAACCGGTGGCATCACTGGAGGCAGCGCGGACGCCAAGAGTGCAGCGATCGGGGGAGTTGCGGACCTCGCGGTATCAATCCCCACTGCTAACGCCGCTGCGGCAATCTCGCAAACGAGCAATTCCCTGGCTGCGACCTTGGCACAGACGAACGCAATCAAAAAGACTAATAATGCAGCCAAATTTACAGCCGAAACATGGAGAATCCAGAATAATGCGAGCAACATCGCGACCACGCTGCGCAACGAGGCGAGCACCAAGGTAGCGAACAACAACGCGGGCGTCATGCGCACCAACGCGGGCAACACCAAGACCACCGGGGACGCGAATGCGAGCCGCGCCTACGCGACCGCAATCGACGCGATCTCGGCGGGCCTCAACCAGGCGGGGGTCGCGGCCCCCGCGCAATTCGGCGCGAATGCGAACGGGCAGTCGAGCGCGACCGCGCCCCGCTCCCTGTTCGCCCAGGTCGTCACGCAGCGCGAATGCGACATCATGAACGCGGCCTCGGCATTCGCCCGCTACGGATATGCACTCATGCGGGAGTTCAGTATGGAGCGCATGCAGGTCATGCGCCATTTCACTTATTGGAAGTGCTCCGAGGTATGGTGCAGCGGCAACGGCAACGCGCTCGAGTCCGCACAGGGCGCGATCAAGGATATACTTATTAGGGGCGTGACCGTATGGAGCAAACCGGAAGAAATCGGTCGCGTGAGTATCTATGACAACCTGTAAAGGAGACACCATGGCAGACGTTGACCTTAACGCGCTTCTCAAGGCCGAGACCTATCAGGGCATGACCGACGAGGAAATCGACGCAATCATCGACTACAAGGTCGAGCGCGCCAAAATCCATGCGACCATCAGCAAGGACATGGAAACGCACCGGGCGATCATGAAAGAGCTCATGGACACGCAGTCCAAATCCAGCGCGGAAGTGCTCGCTTCGTTCAAGACGGCAATCGACACGCCGACGATCTATAAGGAGGTGAACGCATGAGCAAGGGACGCAGGGGCTACAAGCAGCGCCGCAAGTACAGGCCCGGCGCGCAGCCGACATACTGGCAGACAGAGGCATACAACCAGCAGCTTTTCGCCATGTTCCAGAACGACCTGATCGAGCTCGCGCTGTCGCGTTTCCGCTGGCTCAACCTGCCGGAAACCTGCAACGAGCGCTTTCTGGAGTGGACGCTGCTCACCGAGGGCGCGGCCACGCTCGCGTTTCCCAACTCGAGCGGCACGCTTCTCTCCCTGCGCACCGTCCAGCAGGGCGCGCCGAACATGTACGACGAGCCGCGCGCATGGCGCGCGATGGGCATCACCGGCAAGACTAACTTTATGTGCAACTGGGACAACGCCGTATGGATCTGGGAGAACCGCACACGCTATCCACTGCTCGTGAAGATTAACATCTGGGCGCGCGAGCTGACCGACATCATGCGCACGAAACAGATCAACCGGTTCCATATGCGTATGCCGTTCGCCATCACAGCACCTCAAGATAGAACCTACGACGTGCAGAACTTCTACAAGGCGATCGCGAACGGAGAGCCGTACGTACTGGCCTATGACAACTTTCAGGACATCCAGACGACCGCGACAATGCCTCAGCGCGCACGCGAGTACATCGGGGACAAGCTCCAAGAGGAATGGGCCAACACGTGGGACGCGATCTACCGCGAGCTCGGTATCGACTCCATGCCCTTTAAAGAGGAACGCATGATCGAGGACGAGGTCAACTCGACCATGCAGCCGACCGAGCTCGCGCGCATGTCCCCGCTCAACACGCGCCGCGACGCATGCGACAAGCTCAACGCACGCTTCGGAAACCGCCTGGGCGCGCCGATCACCGTCGTATGGGCGCGCGACAACCTGTCCAGCAATTACGACATCTCGCACCGTTACGACACGATGCTCGAGAGGGGGTAACATATGTTCGATTTCCCCGAGGTTAACACGGACGAGCGCTACGACTACATGACGATCACGCTCGGAGAGTGGCACGAGCTGGGGTTCTATAAACCGCTCGAGGATGATTCATGGCGATTCGACGCCTACAGCGACGAGCAGTACACGCGGCTTTGCGCCAAGTTCCTAAACCGCTTCTATGACCGCGAGGTGTCAATCACGGTGCCGTGCAGGTGGAAACGCGCGTATCTGCGCAAGCTCAACGAGATCATGCCCAAGTACAAACTGCTCTACGCGCGCGTCGAACAGGGGCTCAACCCTCTCCAGGAGTCCCGCGACCGCGAGAAGTCGCGCGACATCTTCTCGGACTTCCCCGAGACGATGCTTTCCGGTAACTCCGACTACGCGAGCACCGGCAACGACCGCGAGGCCGACACGATGCACGAGGGAAGCGCGGTCGACAAGGCCGTGCAATTCGCACGCGAGTATCAGGACGTAGATGCTATGATTCTCAATGAGCTCGAGCATGTCCTGTTCACCTCGATACTCGCACCGACCGTCCCGCTTTGGTAAAGGAGGTGAAGCGAATGTTTACACCGCTTCCGTTTTTTAACCCCTGGATGCTGACGAACCCGACACTCCCCAAGCTGTATTGGGAAGTCAAGAGCCCCGAACAGCTGATCGCGAACCTCTATTGCATCATCGACGCGATTAAAGACCCCCTCAATAACACAATCGAGCTGTCGAATAAGAACGCGGAGACAATCGAGAAGATCGAGAAGGTTATCGAGTCCATCGAGAACGGCCAGTATTACGACCGGTACATCGACGGCCTCGCGAAATGGATTGACGCTAATTTGCAGCAACTCGTCGCACGTCAATCCAAGTTCGTATTTCCGACCTTCTATCAGGAACCCGATACCGGGTGCTGGAGGTACGCACTCGTCGTCCCGCAGGGCTGGGAACATCTCGTATTCGACTGGATTTTCGACGAGCGCGACAACACCTACCACGTCCGCATCAACTATTAGATTAAGGAGCACCTATGCCTAACGTTTCCAACTTTGGAACCCAGACCGATAACGCGGTCGTACAGGGCACCGTGACAGACCGCGCTATGGTCATTCCCGACATTCCTCCCCAGGGACTTATGAGTGTCGGCCCGCGCGTGACCCCGAATTTCGTCAAGCCGTCGCTTTGGTCCGCGCTCACCACGTATCACTTTTTCGACGCTGTGCACGACGCTGCGGGCGCGTCGTACGTCGCTATCAAGCCGGAAGTACCTGCTGGTACCGAGCTTACCGACGAGGGGTATTGGTTCCTCTGGGCTGATCCTAACTCTCAGTTCGCTGATCTAAGCGAGCTGGTAAAGACGTACAACGGGCGCATTTCGCAGAACAGCCTGAATATCAATTCAATCAAAAATAACTTGAATGATTTGCATCTGCTCGACGTGACGAGCGGAGAGGAGATCTCAAGCAAACTTCAAAACGCTATCGGCAACCACGCAGGTGTTATTCTCCCATCGGGCGCCTACAATCTAGCCCACGGGCTCACCGTCACTGAAGGTTTCAAATACATCAACCTGGGCGGGTCGACAATCACATGCGATGGCAGTTTCATATCATTTAAAGGCGAATCAGGGTCTTACAGCGATCGCGTCACCAACGTACACATCGAGAACGGAAACATCCGCAATAAAGATTCGCAGAACAGGACGAAGTACACGGGTCTTTCCTTCGAGAATTATGGACTGTGTTTCGTGAACAAC